TGAGGTAAATAAAATGGCAAAAGCAAGAGGCCACCGTGCCAACAAAGCAAACGACTCATTCGGAACCATCAACAACGACCAGCTTTACAAAGGAAAGTACCGTGAAGAGGTCTACGAAGATGACGATGAAGAGGTAGAAGCCCAAAGTGAAGCTGACCCCGAAGACGTTTCGGCTACTCAGCAGGAAGGCGAAGCCGGAGAAAGCTTTGCAGCAGCAAAGAAAGAGCCGGAAGAATCACACGACTACAAGAAACGCTACGACGACCTAAAGCGTCACTACGACGAAAAGGTCAACGAGTTCAAACAGGAGATTACCGAACTTAAATCTGCAGTACGTTCTAGCGATGTTGAAATGCCACAAGGTATTCCGATGCCGAAGACAATGGAAGAACTGCAGCAATTTAAGGACAACTATCCTGAAATATTTGAAGTCGTCCAGTCGGTTTCTGCTATGCAAGCACAGGCACAATTGTCTGAATTGCAAAATGAGATTGGCGTAATCAAAGAACGCGAAAAGGAAATGGAAAAGAAGAAAGCCTACGCTGAACTTCTCCAGCTTCACCCGGACTTTGACCAGCTAAAATCAGATCAGGCATTTCTTGAGTGGTTGGATGAACAGCCTGAATCACTAAGTGACGGGATCTACAAAAATAGCACTAACGCTCGTTTGGCTGCACGTGTTGTTGATCTCTACAAAGCTGATAAAAACATCAGCACAAAACCGAAACAGACTAGATCTAAGCAAGGTGACGCAGCAGCCGCTGTAACTCGCCAAGCACCCAAAGAAATCGCTACAAGAGATAGTGGTGGGAAGATCTGGAAAGCTTCACAAATCGCCAAGATGAAACCGTGGGAGTTCGAAAAGCACGAAGCTGAATTGGACGCTGCACGTTCTGAAGGGCGAATCGACTACCAATCTTAAACCTCAAAATGAAGGAAGGAAAAGCAAATGGCTTTTAATTCGGCTTCAGGTTACAATAACCTGCCTTCCGGTAACTTTACACCGGAAATCTTTAGCCAAAAAGTTCTCAAGTTTTTCCGTCGCGCTTCGGTTGCTGAAGACATCACAAATACCGATTACGCTGGCGAAATTGAGAACTACGGCGATACGGTTCGTATCATCAAAGAACCAACAATCACTGTATCCGCATACTCACGCGGTTCAGTGGTTTCTCCACAAGACTTGGCTGACGACCAGACAACTATGGTTGTTGACCAAGCTAACGCTTTCGCATTCAAGATCGATGACATCGAAGAGCGTCAGTCTCATGTTAACTTTGAGGCACTGGCTACTTCTTCAGGTGCATACTCTCTGAAGCGTAAGTACGACTTCAACGTCCTGCAAGCAATTGCTGACGGTGCTGGCATTGCTGGTGCTGATGACGCATCACTTGCTGGTGGTCTGTTGTCAACCAACACTGCTCTGGGTACTGCTGGTACACCAATTGCAGTTCACACTGCTCCAGACAACGCTGTCAACCTGATGCTTGAAATGGCAAAAGAACTTGACGAACAGTCTGTTCCAGAAGAAAATCGTTGGTTCGTAGCCTCTCCTGCATTCTACGCCAAGCTGTTCTCAGCAGGTGCCAAGTTTGCAGAAGTACAGGTAACTGGCGATAACACTTCACCTCTGCGTAACGGTCTTGTTATGCAAGGTAATATTGCTGGCTTCCGCTGCTACAAGTCAACTGCCTTGACTACTGGTGGTACAGACGCAGTTAGCATCAGTGGTGTTACTGCTGCTGCAGGTGAGTCAATCTGCTTGGCTGGTCACATGTCAGCCGTTGCAACTGCATCTCACATTGCAAAAACCGAAGTAGTTCGGTCAACTGAAACCTTCTCCGACATCGTTCGTGGTCTTCATGTGTTTGGACGTAAAGTCCTTCGCCCAGAAGCACTCGTTCGCGGTGTTGTAGATACAGTAGCATAAGGGAGACTGAGATATGCCTTTTCAAATTGCAAACGCTGGTACTACTGGCTACAGTGCAAAGGGTCCAAATGTCAAAGTCCTGAGTCAAGTTGTTGACTTGACAGATTCTGACTTCAGCACCCTTGCTGCAACAGACACCATCGAGGTGCTTTCAGTACCTGCTGGCACTGTTGTGCTGTCAGCAGGATACGAAATCCTAACCGTAGGTACTGGTACAGGTACATTGTCGCTTGGCGACGGTGCTGACCCAGACCGTTACGTTGCTGCTGTTGTACAAACTGCTGCGGGACAAAAAGCTGCTTTGGCAACTAACGTTCCACATCTGTACACTGCAGCAGACACCATCGACCTCTTGAGTGCAACTGCTGTTTGTAACTCAAAAGTCAATGTATGGGCTGTTATTTGCGACTGTAACAACGTCGAAGATAACATGCTTGTCACATACAACGACA